AATATTTGAAGCGAGTCAAACGACATTTCAGGAACCATGTTAACGGTTGAAGGTAAAGCCCGCCATGCCCGTACCCATTTTCTTGGTACGCCGTTATCGGTTAATGCCGCGTCAGTCAGTGAGTAAATGTTGGCAGACTGATAATCCCCAACAATATTCACCCCGTTGAACGAGGCAAAGCAATTCGCCCAGTCTCGCGTTAACTGACCATTCGTAAATCCTGCCCGCTGATGCCATTTCCCGGTAGCGAGGTCGTAGCAATATGAAACGCCCTGAGATGGGAATGTAAGCACATAAAAGAAGTGTCCATCTGACTGATAACCCCACCCGATTGCGTCCGAGATAACGGGGAATGTTTGGAACAATGCAGTCAGCGCCAACGTGGTAATAGGTTTTGCATCGTAACCTTGTGATAAATAAACCACACCGTAACCCGTATCGCTACCGCCCATCCATGCGATACTATTACCGAGTTGACACACTGAAGCGGTGGCCGCGCATCCATAAGGAATAGACACGCCAATAAGTGGGGCAAAAGCGAAGCCCGCTGATCCTTGGTTAATCCATACCTCAGTCGTTTTGTCCTTAAATATCCATACCTCTTCTTTTAAGTCGAATATGGTAATAACAGGTTTTGAGTTTTGCTGAATGTAAGCATTGTTCGCGGTCGGGCCAACACCTGAAGCGTAAGTGGCAAGGTCGTTATAGTTCGACTGGTAAACAAGGTTCGAGCCTACTTGGTTGACGATTGCGAACCCATCTTGATAAACCGCTACCGATGGATTAGTTAAGCTAGTTGATGAATTGGGTATCACTTGCGAGAAAGACTGGCCGGAAGCGTGGCATACAGACTGTCCAGATGTTGACCCGGTGAAATTAATCGCTGGGCCGTTTGGAGCTAATGCTACTGAAAAAGAGATAGATGTCCATCCGGTAGTCAGTACATAGTAAAAAACACCAGCTGTTAAGCCTGTCGGCAATGCACCCGCTGTTGTAAATGATACACGACTGCCAGCCGCGAACGGGTTAGCTGTTACACCAACCACACCGGGAGACGCCACCGCCGTTGTAACATTCTGCGTTACCGCCCCCGAATAATCCCACACCCACCCACCTGTACCGTCAACAACCAATATCTGAGTAGGACTGTTGACGATTGATACGGGGCCGTTATTGCTTCCGATTGTACCTAGTGAGGTAGTAACATAACTTGCAGTTACAGACCATAGCGTATTACCGCTTACCACATACATCAATCCGTTATTGGCTACGCAAAACCCGCGTATTGGCCCAGTTCCGATAGTGGCAAGCAATGTTTTGCCGGGCACGGATAGTAACGAGCTAATTTCTGGGCCTTTCGGGCCATCCTGGTGTTCGGGGTACAGGTTTACGCAAATATCCGTTGAACCAGACTTTGATCTATCCTCAAAAAACGCTGCAAATATCGGGCTTTCCATTATCTTGAGTTAACGCCGTCAGTGTAAATATTATAGCTCGCTTGTGCCTTGCTCACTACGGCATTATCATATGTCGAAGGGCTGAGTTTAATATTTGTACGTTTAATCGCAGCCAAAGACTTGCTTGCCATCTCAGCACGAATAACAGGAGGGTCACCCTGCTTGTAGTCATTCCATAACCTCAGAAACAAGCCGTCTTTGATCGCGGCCTGATAACCGGGAGGTAGTGAAAACACTTGAAACAATGTCATATCTGACAATTGGAGCCGTGAATCAAAATAAACGGTATACGCCGCTGACGGCATAGGGAATATGTTAATTATTCCTAATGGAAATTGAGGGTCGTAAAATAGAATGTTGGGGAGTTGCGATTGCTCGGTAAGTAATCCGATCTGATTCCATTGATCCTGCTCAAATACATTGATGCCATACCGATTGGAGTTTGAGTCCATCAAATACGCCGCGCCAGGCCCAGTCAATATTGATAATGGACGGGAGCCAGCGATACCAATTATCAGCCCTGTGGCTGTTGCGCCAACAATGCCACCGGACGGGAACGAAAATACAGGAGCCGACGTGTACGATTGCCCGCCGGACGTGATATTGATTGATGCGAGTTTGCCGCTTGCTGCGATGGTGTAAGTGCCGGCCGCTCCGGTACCGCCGCCACCAGCAAGGCCAAGCGCATATGTTCCGGCTGCGCCACCTGATCCAGTAGAGCCGATAAACGTAGTCGTACTCAAATATCCCGCCGTTGGCCCGATTGGATACTGATTAACCCCTGGCACAAGAGCGAACGATTGCTCAAGATTGGCAAAGCACACCAAAGATTCATTTGACCATAAATCCAGCATATCGTTAAGCGCGGTCAGGCACCACGCAGAATCAACCGCATTAATCGCCTGACCCGGCGCGTAACGCTTCATTTTTACCAAAACGTCTGTGATCAAATCGTTTGCGGTTGTCATACTTACCTCGTGCCGTCATCTCGACGGGATATTTTATGCCACGCTATTGTCGGCTTCGTTTGTCCTGTTTGCCAGGCTTTAGTCCGTGCCGATCAACTCCGGTTTGTGGAACTTGTGAATTATGCTCTGATTGTTGTCCTATTTTTTGCGCTTTCTCTTTTTCCGCTAAGAATGCAGCTTTTTCAGCTTCAAACGCGGCACGTTCGGCGGCCAGTTTAGATGCTTCATCATCCGGCTTTTGCTCATTTACTTCCGGCTTGATCTCTTCCGGCTGGTATTTCAGCAAATCGGCTTCTGTTGCTTCCACCGGATAATCAACCCATCCTTCGCCAAGCTCTAAATCATCTTGTTCGCTTTTGATGATGCGCGCCGGAAATACAGGATGATACTTCCATTTTGGGTACGCTTCAAACACATAACCATCTGGATGTGACTGCTCAAGCATGGCGGCCTCATACTCATCGGCATTAGCCATATTTGTTGGACGATACCCGCGAGCGGCGTAGCGTTTTTCATCATCCAGATTGCCCACGGTAATATCAGGCAAAATCTCAGGGCGAGTCATCACTGCTTCCGGTGCGTTAATTCCCTTGCCTTCGCCGTAGGTCTTCCATTCTGGCGGCTGATGGTCTTTGTGTTTCATTACTTTTGGATAAGATGCAAAGCTCATTTTATACTCTCCTTTTAATAAGTCCCGCGCCATCAAGCAACGCTGTGGAGAGGAGGAGAAACCACCTCGTCGCCTGCGTCGCGGGATTCGTTAGCCATGAGGTTCAATCTTTTCAAAACCCCGTCACTCGGCTGTTGTTTGAATGCAAACGCAAATAGGTTGTTTGAACCATGTACACCTAAGTATATATCACTAAACCCCGCCTCGTGTAGCGCGTTTCCAAGGCTCTTTGGAGTGAATGACTGGCGATGACACATAAACTCGTTTCCGCTGCGCTCAATCATTCCGGCATGGCCGTAAATCATGTCCGCAAAGGTGATCTGCCCCGCTGGTGAAGAATACGCGAAGTCGTTAATATCTGAACCACTCGCCAGCTTGTTGAACACCCATTGCATGTGCGGCACGATGATATAGGCGAAGCCATCATCTTTAAGCACGTAATGGAAGCCTTCCAACACCTTTGGCATGTCTTGCACGAAATAATGCTCTAGGTTATGCGAACAGTACACAGAGTCAATATCCCCAGCAAGCCGCGACTGTTGCGGCAATGCCACGGCGTTGCAGATAATATCAGCCTCAGACTTCGGGTCAATGTCCAGCATGAGATGATCCCATCCGTCATAGATGGCGGGTATGGGGATTAGTTTTGATGCGCCTCCGACATTTAAGAGTTTCATTCCGTCTCCAATTCATACCTAACCGCCTTCACGCCTTCACGGTCTTTCAATATCGCTTCCAACTCTTCCGGTGATTTGAGTAGGGAGTCGTTGTAGTTTCCGGTGTAGGTCTTCACTCCGGTGTGCCCAAATGTGATATTCGGATCGCACCAAAGCGTTTCGCCCATCTCGCGCATGCGGCGGCAGAATGTAGCATCTTCGCCGAATCTCACATAGTCGTGAATCATGCACTCAAAGAAGGCTGTATACACGCGGTCAGGCTTGCTAGGGTCTGCACAAGGGTCTTGGTATACCAATTCAGGGTAATGATCTGCAAAGCGTTCCAATACATCGCGCTTGATGCGCAAGAATCCACCTGGCAGCAAGTGAGCTTTGAACAGGCAGGAACCATCCCATAGTTCGATTGCTGTCTTGATGTCGGGGATATTTCCATCTTCGTCGGGGAGTAATGCACCAGCGAATGTTCCCCATGCGTTTTTCATGCAAAAGAACCCGGCGACTATTTTTTGAGGATGCCGAATCATTCTTGCTACTGCGTCCGGTGCAAAATCCATATCGCTATCCACCATTAATATGGACTCGCAATCAGATTCTAGGAAGTTTGCAAGGATTGAATTTTTTGCGCGGTCAATATATGAATCACCTCGAATTGTCTGCTTTTGCCAAGGTATTCCGGCCTTATCAAGCATTCGAACAGTTTCCAACATGCTATCGCCATAAGTTGAGAATTCCTGACTCATGTACACTGGCGTGGCAATCATCAATTTGCCTGGAATTATTTTACCCTCTTGGCCTTCGCGCCGTGCGGCACGATCTAACTTTCCTTGTTCTGGTACGCTTATTTCATTATTCAATTTTCTCTCCTTTTTTGTTAAAAATCGCACAATAATTATATACAATTTCTAACAAAAAAGGGCGGGATTTTAACCCCGCCCGATTTATTACACGTTGTTGTACAAGCCCAAAGTATTCAGGGCTTTGATAATTGCATTGTTGCTTGCGTCTCCACCGTTAAACCCTACGGCTATTGAGTTAGTGGTAGAGCCTGCTGTGGTTACAGCACCTGGGCCTTGCAATGGCACCGCCGCGATGACGTAAGTTTCAGCAGGTGGGATAACCGCAGTAGTTTGGCTGTTCTGGTAGGTAATCGCCAGAGTAGAAGCCGCTGACACGCGGGCACCAACAACATGCAGTCCGGGTGTAAACGAAGGCTTACTTACCAGTACAGAAGTCGAGGCATTCAGCAAGTTGACGGTGAATGTTTGCTCGGCGGTTGTACCAGCAGCTACAGATACCGGAACCAACGCTTGCGAAGTAACTACAAACGGAGACTTGGCAATACGGCGGGCTACAGTGATACCGTAAGACTCAAGAGTCGTTGTAACCGCGCCTGAGCTTTGGCTGATATAGGTGATGCCAATCTGCCCGGCCGCGCTCACGCGATACCCTGAAATACCGATGCCGGCTTGATACGAAGGTTTAGATACGCCTCCGATAATATCATCGGCTAGCAACCCAACGACCGCAGTAGTCTGGTCTGTTGTGGTTGTAGCAAGTACCGAAGTTGTAACCGGAGTAAACTTATAAGCCAGCATACGGTCACTATTCTGCAATGTTGGCAGGAAGGCGAACGAATACGACTCAGCGGCGGTCGGCGTAATAGCACCGGAACTATTGTTCAGGAACGTGATAGCCACCTGATCTTGTGCCGTTACACGGACGTTTGTAATGCCAAGACCGGCCTGATTGGTCGGTTTATTGACAATCGGGAAGGTACCCAATGCAGCGCCAGGAACAGAGAAAATTTGTTCCGAACCGGCTGGCGTAGCGGGTACAGCGGCAGGAGTCAAGGCGGCAGACGTTACATAGTTCAGACTGACACTAATCACGTCATACGCATCTGTCGAGGTCGGGGTGATAGCGCCTGAACTGATGTTGGTATAGTTAATGCCCATCGTGTTTGCAGCAGATACGCGATAACCTGCAATACCTAAGCCGGCTTGTGCCGCTGGTTTATTGACTGCAATCACCTCACCTACAGAAAGACCGGTTACAGTCGAGGTCGTTTCCAGTGTGGTAGTGGCAGCAACAGAAGCCACGGAAGCAGTCACTTGGTACTTTGTCAGCGTTCCGTTATCGAGTGAGGCCGTATTGAATACAGCGTTCATCCCGGCTGATTGTTGGCCAACAGGAGTTGCGCCGTAAAAACTGATCAAGTCAGTTGCGCTTGCCCCCAGTTCGGAACCTTGCGAGTTCTGATCTGACAGTTGACGCGGTGCAGTAAAAGCTACCGTAGTAGCCGAAGGGTTTGATGCGATATTAGGCATGATTATTTCCTTTCAAATGTTGTTTAAAGATTGACATGCAAGAGGACTTGCGGGTTAGAAAATCTCTTTTCCTTGCCCGCTGAAATCATCAATCGAACCTCATCCGCCCACTGGTCGGCCACTTCCCGAACCGCACGGGGAAAGAACGGACAAGGGATTAATTCCCCTGTCTTTGTGTCCTCTACCCATACTTGGTAAAAATCGGCTTTCTTGATGATTGGCTCTTCCATGTTTCAATCCTTTATGTGTTTCCAGTATCTGCGTTTTTGTATGCTTAATTGGTCAACCTGCACGCCAATTCTGGGTAGTATGTTGCCGAACCCCAGAGCACATCAATTCTCGTTGGAAGTACATCATTATTAATATCGAAAGCACGTATCACCCGCAACGAAATACCCTTGTAAACTTCCTGAGACTTGAAGTCCACGCCATCAGGCATAATCAGCGGAACAGTAACGAGGCCGAAAGCATCTTTGCAGAAGCCAATGTTCTTAGCCAAGTTCGCGTTTGCCGCACCAGAGATGACAGTGATTGCCGCGCCGGAGATAGGCGAAGAGTCAACAGTCTGGTATGCGCCGGTTGTGGTGATCGCTGGGTAGATACCGATTGACGAAGATCCTGCGCTGTTGCTGTTCGCTGTAGAAGTCACAACGAAGTTACGCAGATTGCCGGTCGAAGCCAAAGATTCAGGGTTAACCGCATTGACACCAGCGATGGTAAACACGTCGCCAACGTTCAGTAGTCCAGCTACAGATACAGTCCATCCGCCCGTTACCAGAGTAGAGCCGGTTTGACCGGAACCGGTAACAGTTGGCGAACCAGAATAGTTACCCGTCAATTGGGTAGGAATATTCTGACCTTCGTAAATTTCAAGGTTGGCGATGTTCGGCACAAAACCCTTGAATGCAGGCTCGGCAACTGACTGAACGTAAACAGTCGAGATTCCCACAACCACGCCCCAATATGCTTTAGGGTTAAGCACTAAAGTACGATCATTCTGTGGTGCAGCCTCTTCATCAAGACGCTGTGCAACCTGCGCGATGTACGAGAATGCGTTAGGAGTTACGGTTGGCGTACCGACTTCATTGTAAACAGATGGAATGTTAGCCATCACGCCACGGTCGATACGGTTTGCCAGTTTTTCCATTGCGGGCTTGAGATA